ATATCTATATCTTTCAGTATTTCTATAAATTTATTATTTTCTGAAATTTTCTTATTTTTTTCCGAAATATTTTGAAGTTCTAATGTAAGAGAACGCAATTCTTTCTCATCTTCATCCGTATCAATTTTAATTTCTAACAGAGGAAGTATGGATGTATCGCTCAATTTATTTTCAGAAAGCCAGTTTTCGATTGTAGCTATTTTTGATTCTATAGTTGTAACTTGTACAGCAGTATCTTTAGAAGCATCTTTAAACACTTCAAACAATTTAACGTATTCTTCTAAGTGTAACAAATCTATCAAGAATTTCTTGCGATTTGTATCTGTAGCCGTTAAAAATTGCAGACTGCTGTTTGTATTTTGATAAACTAATTGGCTGAAGGTTTTAAAGTCAATTCCTAGAATTTCTTGAATTGTTTTGTAGGTATTCGTAGCAGTATGGCTCGATATATCTACTCCATTTTCTTCTAGTTTTACCTTTATATTTACCTTTCTGTTGATAGTAATTTCATATAAAGAATCCTCCTTTTCGAACGACAAATAGATATCATAACCATTATTCACATAACGATTAGGGATATCTGCTTTTTTAATTCCTTTGGAGTTTTTATTATAGAGAGCTTCTTCAATAATCAACGGAATGGACGACTTGCCCATTCCGTTTGTTCCGATTATTTGAGTAAGCGTACTATCATTTAAGTTTATCTCGTTATCTGCTCCATAACTGAAACAATTATTCCACTTGAGAGTTTTGAGAGTAATCATTAAATGTACCTAGTATTTTGTCAATTTTTTCTTCGTTTATTCCTAATATATAGGTTAGGTACTCAGAAAGTTCTTCCGCTATACTCATATCTTTATCCATTATGAGAGTAGCTTCGCTGTTTCGTTTTACAACTTTTTTATCGAGTAAGTCCGAGTTTTTGATTCCAGCTAATTCTTGAATATCTCCCTCAATCTCATAGATTGTATGGTCGTATTCTGTAGGTAACATTTCTTCTGTAGAGGTTACTGTCTTACGAATTAACTGAGGAAGTTTGAACTCTTCCCACATCCAGCTCCAAGAATTTTCGTCAATTAGTAGATACCCCGTTGAGACTTTACTTCTATGAAAAGAAGTAGTCATAGGACTTCCAGGATAAACTATATTTCTTTGAGTATTTGAGTGAGCGTGTAAATCACCTGCAAATACTACTGGGAACTCGGAAAGATCGTCTAGATCAATTTCGGGCTTAACATGAGGAGGAATCTCTCCGCGAACATGAGTAAACAAAGGTTTAGACTTATCGAAATGCTCGATACTCCCTTTCTTGTGTAGCTCAGTGTATGGTAGTATGCCAAAACCTAAATCTTGATCTATATAAGAGATATCTAGTATTGTTACTAATGGATTGATATCTCGTGTGACTTGTTTTAACTGACTAAAGAAGGTTTTATTTTTCTTTGTAGCTTCGTGATTACCGTCATATATGATAGTAGGAATTTGTACTTTACGAATAAACGTAAAGTACAGTTCCAATTCTTCCATAGTTGGCAATCTGTCAAACAAGTCTCCGCCTATGATGTGCATTGAACATTCTTTTTCTATTTCTCTGATTTGTTCAAAGAATAGATGGTATCTGTTCAATGCCCATTCTATAGGTACATTCTTCTGACCTAGTTTAATATGCCAATCTGCGGTGAATAAAATCATCCAATATCAAACTCTGCTTCTAAACCTTCATCCATCTGCTCTTGTGAAGGAGCACGTAGACGATCAAGTAGCTCTTTCTGAGCATCTGGAGTTGGACGAGCCATTACTTCGTCCATAGACTTGAGGTCTGCAATTGCAGCTTTCTCATCGTCTTCTAGTGGTCGAGCCTTACACTTTAGTACTTGTAGTTGGTACTCTACATTGTAAGGCAGAGGGCCTGTCTTGACTCGCTTGAAACAAACATCCCAGCCAGTCTCTTGGTCAGTAGGATCACCCAAATCTTCTGCAGCAGTAATGATTTGCTCCCACAGTTTCTTTTTAAGGTTTACTACTTTTACTTTACCATCAGCAGGATCGATGCACTGTGTTGCATAGCTCCAACCACATTTAAGGTCGGGATAGTACTCACGAACCCAATCTTTTTCTTTGTTGTTGAAACGTTCTGTATTGCGGTCAAAAGAAAGACATTCGAGTGGAATGTTCTTGCCGTTCTCACCTTCAATCCAGTAGACATAGCGAGCTAGAATGTCGCCTACTAGACGCATTTTATTGTCGCCATCTCGGAAAGAGAAAGTTTCGATGCTGCTTTTTTGTGCTGAACCTTTTTGCTGATTAAATGATATTGCCATTGTTAATGTATCTCCGTTGGGGCTTCTTCATATACAAAGTGTAACTTGCGATCTTCGATATAAAGTAGTCTGCTTTCATAGATTGATTCTAGGACTACATCTTCATCTGGTACATGAAGCAAGTCTAGGGTTGGATCTTTCGTAGCTATCCAATGCGGTAATTTGCGAAGGCTAGCCATTGAAAGATACACCGCAATTTCACGGTGTGAATAGCGAAACGAGTTAAATAACAACACATCTGGGTGAAGTAAAAAACTGCGTCCACTAAAGTCTGTATTACGATACTTATATATTTTATCATACCTATTGTTTGGTATTTTATTTTTTGTAAGCATCTCGAATATGCGAAAAGCCTCTGTACTAGAACCTCCCGCTGCATCGTATATCTTTTTCCAGTTGAATAATAACATATTATACTAAAGATTTACCTTTTTGTCAAGAACTATTTTTTAAAGCTGAGTTATCTTATAGCCTTGCTTCATGTAGTAGCCTATTCTATTAGAAGCCTGCCTGTTGGCTGTATTCCCTTTCAAATGTATATCTACTACTACTGGAGAAATTTTACCTTCTTGCAGTCTTATAACTCTTCCTATAAGCTGTGTCAGTAGAGGCTCATTATTTATAGGAGTACCTAAAATTAGACAACTTAGATTGTTTACTGAGATGCCTTCAGAGAAAATTGCTTGAGTTCCGTATAGCACATTCTTGTCTCCATACAAAATTTCATCCACAAGCGTTTCTCTATCCTCATGCGCTACCTCGCCCGTAACACAAATTGCTTTTTCTCCTGTCAGTTCGGCGCAACTCCTTAAAAAGCCCACCCTGTCACTTACTACAAGGACTTTATGCCCTCTGTGAGCGTATGCTGCTGCCAGCATTGCTATAGTGTGACGATATTCTTCGTTGTTTGCAAGATGTGTCACTCTGTTAGCCCAAGGAGTTCTTGCTCCATCTAAAAATCGTATGTCCGACTTTACAATGTGTATCGTAGGAGTCATAAAATTTTCTTTTGGTGGCTTAAATACCTTAGAGCTAAAGTAATCGCGGAAAACTACGTGCTTTCCGTCTTTTCTTTCGATAGTTCCTGATAATCCTATCTTGTACCTAGCATGGCTTATGTCCAAGATTCTGGAAAAAGTTGGGCTGCTTACATGATGCATTTCATCTAAGATGATTGTCCCGAATTCCTTGCGAATCTTGTCCATATTTCGGTACAGTGTCTGGGTGTTGCCTACAACTATAGGTTTGTCTAGTTCAAACTTTCCACTTCCTATGATCGCAGGTTCAAATCCATAGACTTTCTTTACTTCTTTTGCCCACTGATTTCTCAGTGCAACTGTATGCGTTACGATAAGTGTTTTTAGCCCTAGTTTTCCTGCTATGGCCAACCCCGTAAAGGTTTTGCCCCAGCTTACCCAAGCGTTAATAATGGCATTATCTTCTATCTCATCGTACACTGCTTGTTGACTTTCCCGAAGCTCAAATTTGAATTTCGGGAAGTCTGCTTCTATTTCTAGACGCTTATCAACTATTTCATAGCCTTCAGGAATTAAATCAGTTCTTCCTATCGGAATGGTGATTAATCCCTTTTTAATTATCCCCATGTTTTTAATAACTTGAGGAGGTTCTTCAGGACTCCAAGAAGGTATTTTATAGGTCAACTCTTTATCTATAGACTGCTGCAATTCTGGCGTACAGTCCATAAATATTCTATTACTTAAAACTGCCTTCATAATCCCAAATCTGTTTTAGCTATGATATATTTCTTAACAAAATCGCTTCGTACAATGTCAGCAGGTTCGAAATCTACTAAAGTAAACTCGTCCATAACTTTTAATACACGAATAAAGTCTGTTAAGCCGTTTTTATCTAAATCTGACTGCCTAAAGTCTCCACAGAATATGACTCTACAACCTTCACCCATTCGAGTTATGATAGAGTCTAATTCGTGAAAAGACATATTTTGGCACTCATCTATTAAGACCACTGCATCTCTTAAAGTAACACCACGAATGAAAGAAGTAGTCATAAAGTGTACTAATCCTTTCTGTTTTAGTATCTCATATGCATCCCCTCTCTGAAAGAGTTCGATACATATATCTTTATAAGGCTCTTCATATACTGAAGATTTTTCTTTTTCGTTACCAGGTAGAAAACCAATGTCCCGAGTAGGGACAGCACTACGAATTATAACTAAACTAGAAAACTCATTTTTTAATATATCATCAAACGCTAGGTAAGAGGATATAAATGTTTTTCCAGTTCCAGCTACTCCATGTAGTACTAAGTGCTTATCAGTTTCAAAAGCCTTTAGCTGGTTTTTTGTTAGTGGTTCAATTTCTTGTAACTGTAAATTAGCCGCTGCTAGTAGTCTATTCTTTTTTGCCATTTATATTTTTCTCCGAGTATTCTTCTTGTATTCTTCAGAGTACTCGTATAACTCCCAAGGGAGTCCGTGAAGATGTAGTATTCCTGCCCACTGCATTTCTTCTGAAGGAGGACGAGGCACTGTAAAAGGAGAGTTGCAACCTCTTACATAAACTAGGGAAGCCACTTCCCTTCTTACGATCTTCTTTATTTTAAGATATTTCAAGGAACACATTTTAGTCTTATGGTATATAAATGGAACACCTTTAGAATCTATAAATGTATTACGAGACTGCTTCAAAATACCTACAAAACTATTGACAGAACGATTAAGAGGTTTCATAGTAAAAGGACTTTGTAGTCTTCTTTTACCTAGAGTTTCTCCTGGCATATTCTTGTCGTCTATTATCTCGTTTTCCAGAAACAATAGTCCGTCTGTAAGAGTCCAGTCATCACTCGGAAGAATGAAAACTGGAAACTCTACTTTAAGAATAGTTTTGTACGTTATTATCACAAATACTGACCGTACTTATCTGTGAACTTACCCATTGAGTAGTCTTCACCAATATCAAAGTCACAGCCTACTGAGGCACCTGGAATAGATATGCCGCGATCCATTTGGATAAAATGCTGTAGTTTTTCTTGATATAATTCGACTTCATCATCTGGGACTTCTGCTAGAATAGAGTCATGTACAAGTGCAAAGATTTTAGACTTCATACCATTTGCACGAATATAGGCTTCCATATCGATACCTCCGAGCAAGTTAATGTCGGAAGCAGCAGACTGAACTAGAAAGTTTAGACCTGAACGAATAGTGTGACTCTTGATACCTTTATCAGTAGAGGCAACATTCGGCAATCTACGCTTTCTACCAAAGAAGCTGTATATAAAACCATTTTGTTCGATATACTTTTCATTGTGATTAATCCAAGCTTTTAGCTTGTGAAAGCTCTTGAAGTAGTCATCAATGACTTCTTGTGCTTCGCTACGAGTAAACAGTGTACCCGAACTTTTTGTAACTTCTTGACTAATCTTGTTTGCACCTGCTCCGTACATAATACCGAAAGTTACAGCTTTAGCTGCTTGTCGTTGTACTGAGTAGTGTTCAGCAACTTCTTCTACAGGGCAGGGAAGTCTGAATACTGTCTTTGCAATTGTACTGTGAAAGTTACCGCCAGAGCGGAAAACGTCCATAAGAGCTTTATCGTCTGCAAGTACAGCAGCTACATATACCTCAGCAGTTGTTAAGTCCATTGCAACAATCTTGTGTCCTGGAGATGCTTTGATACAGCCTTTAACAATTGGATTGTCACGAGGAAGCTGCTGCATATTCAGCTTACCACTAGAACTTAGACGTCCAGAAGTAGTTCCATGCAAGTTAAAACCAGTACGTAAGTGACTGTCTTTATCTAGCTGAGGAATGATTTTGTCCAAGTAAGTATTCTTGATTTTAGACTTTTGACGAATATCAAGAATTAAGCCTGGGACTTCTGACTGCTCCGAGAGTTCTTGGAGGACTTCTGCGTC